AGAGCGGCGCTTATAATAATATTATCTGGATCTGTTTTCTCAAAATCGACTGGAAGATGCGATAAATCATGGGATCTTGCAAATACCTTTCCTAACCCTTCGCCAATACTAACCCCCTTATGAAGACTACCCTTGGAACGAAGTTCATCTAATATCCGTATTATTTGCCTAGCATTAGATCCTACGCTATCTTGCCTTTTCTTGTGATTATCTATTTCCTCAAGCACTTTAAGAGGGACAATAATATCATTATCCCCAAAAGACTTAATAGCCTGAGCGTCAGTCAAATACACGCTAGTATCCAGAACATATGTTTTTTTAGCCATTTTTCAAATATATAAAAAATTTAATAGATAATCATACCGTGGTTTTTCGTAACTACATTACTTTTGTTTATACATAAATCATCACCACCATTTTTATAGTGTCCAAAACACCCATCATTATCAGGGTCGTTAAGAAAAGAAATCATTGTATCTAACAACACTTTTGCCTTTCTATATACATCTTGTTTGTAAGCATTTAAGATTTTAGGATTAACAGGATCCGAAAATTCAGGCACATTTGATACAACTCCTGAACTACCCGAATTATATTGCATATCATTTAACACTTCAAATTTTACAAACCAACATAAAGCGGGTTTCAAATAATTATCTACTAAAACTTTATAACTACTTTCGGTGTCAATAACACACTCCAAAGTACAAGCCCCCGCACTATCCCAACAGGGTGTCGTTTCATTGTTTTCTGTTTTTAAATAATCGTAGAAATCTGCCCCTAAAGGCTCTCTAATATGAGCAAGTTCTGCAATCTTAATCACTTCCTCTTTAATAAGAGTTTCATCTGTGTTAGAATTTGTCATTGTAGCACTAATAACATCACCTGCTGTTACTAATGTTTTCATTCCCATATAATCAATTGCCGCCATCTAAATCTTCTTGTTCTATATCCTCATCTACCTCAATCGTTTCTCCGTTAGTATCTTGTTCTTGCTCTTTTTCTAATTCAATAGCATCATCAAGTGGTGGAAAACCCAACACCTCTCTTTGCTCATTTGTTGTTAGTATTATTTTAGGGTCTATTTCATTTAAGAAACTAATCGGTGGTTCATATACTACCGATAAATCTTCTGTGTCAAGCCCCGCCAACTCATCAATAACCATTTTCATCTTATCTAAAACAAGTCGCTCTGTGTCTTTTATAACCGTGTTTAATACCATTTCATAAGCAATACGAATTTCGTTGCCTTGACTTGCTAATTTACCCGAACTAATCACTCCTGACAAACTTGGTTGCCACCTGTGAGCAGTTATTATATTTTGGTCGGTAATTCTTTGTAAATCAATCCAACTACCTTCGTTTTTGTCTTGTATTAATTCTACATTTGCAGGACTTGTATCTCCATTTTTCACAATGAATAATATCTTTCCATTTTTACCTGCTCCCGTCCATTTTTCTGTTGCTTGTTTTACTAATTCCTCTGCTTCTTTTTCACCCATATCTCCATTAATCTCAACAATAGCAGAAGGTTGAAAATTATTCTTAAATCTTGTGTGGTTATATTTTCCTATTTCAAAATCTATTGCTATATGTTCTAAACAAGCACAATAATCAGGAAGTCCATAATAATTAAAAGTAGGTTCGTAATCTTTAAATTGTATTACTGATACATTACCCTTAAAGTTTGGATATAATGGAAGGATCACCGTATCTGCTCTTGAACTTTCATATTGAGCCCAATCAGGATGTATAAAACATTGCTTTTGTTCTTTACCAATTCGTACTTTAGTAGCATCAATATGAAAAAGGTTTATACCCCCTTTAAATTTAACAACTTGTATGTAAGCGTTTCCAAAAGAATAGTAATCATCTATAACATTACCATAGACATATCTAAAACTTTCATCAGGATTAACCTTATCAAGATATTCAATAAGATTATCATTTTCTGTATTCCAACCATTACCTTGTGAAAAGGTTTTTTTCTGTGCTAATATACTTCTATGAGTTGAACTTTGCCTTTTAAGTTCTGCAAGATATTGAGGATAAAGATTATCAACCCCAAAAGGAATATAATCTGTAACTATACTTTGTAGATTAACATCCTCATTAATTTTTTCGGGTACAGAAAGATTTATTACATCAAATTTGGTGAATTTACTCTCCGCCTTCGTCGTCGCTTTCTGCAGGTTTGTTAAGGTTTTGTTCTTGCTCTTGCTCATCAACGATAGGTTTTTTAAGTGTTTTCTTTTCTGTTTTAATTTCCTCTCTTACTATCCCTTCAATACCTTCGTCATAAAGTTCTTTCAACTTTTTTTGATTATCAGCAATAAACCTAAATTTTATTCTTTGCCCTGTAAATGGATTACGACCCATTTTACCACAAATATATTTATATTTCATAATTCAAAGATAGTAATTTATTTAAGACCGCAAAATAAAGGGGCAAGGAAAACCCTAACACCCCTTTACTTACAACCAAACCAAACTATATTCTTAACAAGATGTACAAGTTCCACTTGTTGTCATAGCACCTTGAGCAGTTTCACTAAATGCTCTTGGGTATTCGCCCTGTTGAGTAGTTAGTTTCACCATAGTACCATTAGCATCACTTAAAGCAATACCAGTACTTTGCTCACCACTTGTAAATTCCATATATGCAGTTTCGTCAAATATCTCATCCCAACCTAATACAAACCAAAGGTTATTAGCAGTTGGTGTATCACAATCATCTGCATAAGTTTCAACAACCGCAGTAATACCACAACTTGTAACTAATTCCATTAGTTTTTCATTTCCTGCACAAGTAACTTTAGGAATATAAAATTGTAATTCTATATCAATTAAAGTGGATCCATTTTCACGAGAAGCATTTGCAGTATAACCCGCACTCCCTCTATCAAATTCCCACTTGAACCAACAAGTTCCTGCACCTAAAGTAACAGCATCATATGCGTATGCACAAGGTGTTGTCGCAACTGTCGTTCCTGTGATATTATCCGTATTAATAAGGTAGATACTTTTTATACCACCTCGTCTATTTCTGTCGCAACAAGCAACTTCGTAACATTGAGTAATTCCCGCCATTTTATTTTATTTTTTATTATTATTAATAATTATGAGTCCGCTCTATAAGCCCAAGAAACTAAATCATCGTGAACATATTGTGTTCCAAACTTAAAGTAAGAACGAATAATCATTTTCTCTCTATAATCATCATACCAAAACTTTAATTCATTTGAAGGATCATTAGTGTCCGTTCCTAATACAAAGTTTTTCTTCGCTCCATATACAACTAATTGTGTATCAGTAAAAACATTTGAAAGTGTAATCGCTGTGTCCCAACTAAACATCGGTCTAATTTCAACACCTCTAAAGTAATATATTTGTCGTCCATCAACTAATTCTTTATGAGCACTATCACCCGCAATTCCTGCGAGGCCACCCTCAACACTTGCGATATAATTCCAATAGTTTGATGGAGTACACCAAATTACTTTTTCATTATTATTCATTGCATTTAAAGCCGCACTTGCTCCTTCCATAACATCTCTAAAGATTGCTAAAGCACTATCAGCAACAGTTGGTAGTCCCGCCGTCCAAGTTAATTCATTTCCTGCCGCCGCTAATAATTGAACAAACCCTGCTGTTGAATTTAAACACTCTGAACTTGCTCCTGTATTACCAAACCAAGCAAGTTTAACAAGGTCTTGTGTAATTCCCCGTCTAACATTTACCATTATGGTATCCATTAAGTCCGTTCCTGTTAAATTAAAAACATCTAATCCCGCTTTATAACTTTCTTCAATATAAGTACCAAAGAACTCTGCTTGACATTGTTCTAAAGCAACTCTCATACGACCTGCAGTTAAAGTTTTTATATTTACATTAAAATCTTTACCTACATAATCAGTATCATCACAAGTATCGTACGATTGTACTATACAAGATAATTCGTCTGCATTGTAAAGGTTCATTGTGTGTCGGACATTAGGAATAACTCTATAGTTTTTCATTATATCCTCGTCGGTAAAAATAGGTTGCAAGAATATCTCGTTGAAATTCGCTCCCGAAT